GAGGTAGAGGCAGAAATAGAAATAAACATTGATGGTAGTAAAACCATTAAAAAAATTGTAAAGTCAAAATAATTTATGAGTATAACTATGAACAACTGGATATTACACATCATTGAAAAGTATGCGTCAAGAATTAGTGTCTGGTGTTGGCAAAAAAGAATTAAAATTTTATATAGAAAACGAAATAAAAAATAATATTATGTGGCTAAACTTAATAGGAATGGCAGTAAAAACAGGTGCTGATGTTTACAAAAGAAAACAAGAAACTAAAAGCCTTCAAGCTCTTGCAGAAAGAAATCATGCAGAAAAAATGGCAAGGGGAGAAATTGAATATCAAGGTAGAATTATTGATAATCAGAATCAAGGCATTAAGGACGAAATTGTTTTGGCTATTGTTATCTTGCCTATTATTGTTATCGCTTACTCTGTTTTCTCTGGTACTCCAGATGCTAAGCAAAAGCTAGATTTATTTTTTGAATATTTTAATAACCTTCCTGATTGGTATGTCTGGTTGACAGTAGGTATCTTCGGAAGCATTTATGGACTTAAACCAGGATTAGATTTATTTAAAAAAAAATAAATGTCAAATAACAACGATCTGATTGTTGAATATAAAGAACAAATAAGACTTCTTAAAGAAGAAATTGAGGAGTTGCAGAAATCTAATAAGTCTAAAGATTCTGCTAATAAAAGATGTTTGCAAAAGTTAGAAGCTGCTACATCAGACTTAGAAAAAGCTAATGAAATGATTAAAGATTTAAAAGAAACCAATCAAATGCTAGTGGAACACCCCTAATGAAATTTATGCTTATCTTGACTTTATGCTCATCAGTCTACAATTCCTGCATGAAACCAGTCCCAGTAGATGAAGTTTTTGAGAACCATTACACTTGTGCTATAGCTGGATATAATATAAGTGGTCAAGCAATACAAAACTTTGGTGAACAAAGGGTTAATGATGAAGTTCTTTATATAAGTTTTAGCTGTAAAAAATTAGAAAATATTTAATGTGGTGTGTCATCTGGAAAAGAGATGGTTCTGATCTTTACGAAATATTTACTAATGTCATATTTGAATCCGAAAAGAAAGCTATAGAATTTAAAAATCAACAGAAATCTATGCGTAAAAAACATGATTGCAGAGCTGTAAAATATAATTATAAATATTTTAAAGGAGTAAAAGAAGATGAAATTAACTGAAAACTTTACACTTGCAGAACTAACTAAATCAGAAACTGCTGAAAAGAATAACTTAGACAACACTCCTAATGAACAACAGATTGAATGTTTAAGACAACTTTGTGTTCATATCTTACAACCTTTGAGAGATGACTTTCAAAAACCTTTAGTTGTTAGTTCAGGATTTAGGTCTAAAAAACTATCCTTACTAATCAAATCAAAACCTACCTCACAACATTGTCTTGGTCAGGCAGCAGATTTTATTATTCCTAGTATAGATAATAAAAAAGTATTTAAACATATCATAGAAAATTTGCCTATGGATCAAGTCATTCTTGAATATTATCAAGAAGATGATATGAAGGATTATAGTAACAAAGGTTGGATTCATTGTTCTTATGTTCCTAATGGTAGAGGACAAGCTCTAACTAAAGATGATACTGGTTATAAATTATGGCAATAGATAAATCTAAAATGAAATGCAACAGTCCTAAAAGACAAATATCTGGTGGTAAGAAATTTGTTGTGAAGGCTTGTAAGGGTGGTAAAGAAAAGATTATTAGATTTGGTGATGCCAATATGACTATTAAAAAAAATATTCCTGCAAGAAGAAAATCATTTAGAGCAAGACATAGATGTGAATCTGCTAAAGATGTATTCTCAGCTAGATATTGGTCTTGCAAAAAATGGTAAAGAAATTTATAAAATTTTTAGTGAAAACTAGAATGTTGTATGCTGATCTTAGAGGTCATCATGGTAAAAGATGGAACTATGAACCTAGTGATTGGTATATGGGTAGAAACAAAAGGAGATAAATATGCCTAAACATAAGATGAAGAAAAAGAAAAAAGCACCTAAAGGTTATCACTATATGCCTAATGGAAAGCTAATGAAAAATAGTGCGATGAAAAAAAAGAAAGGTAGTTACTAATGCCTTATTCTAAATACTCTGCAAAGCAAAAAAAATTGGCTGCAGTTGCACCACCTAGAAAAAAAATAACTAGAGCTGATTTAATGGCTCTTAAAAAGAAAAAAAAGAAGAAAAAATAATATGAAAAAAGGTTATCATAAAACTAAAGATGGTCGTACAGTTAAAAAAGGATTGTATTACTATATGAATAAAAGAAAAAAAGCAGGTACTAGCAGAAAAGGTAAAGGAACTGTATCAAGTAAGGCTTTAAAAAGATCAGCTAAGACTGCTAAAAAATAATTGTTACTAGGTGTAGTTGCTTGTCAACTGGGTATGATGGAGGGATAAATACTATAGGTATGTCTAAAAAAAAATCTTGGGTAAGATCAAAAAGTGTTGTTGTTGATATTGGTAATTGCAAATATTGTAATCAAGAAATGACTAATGAAGATTCTTTTGTGCCCATTGGCAAAATTATTTATGGTAAGTACAAATATCAAAATGCCCACTATGATTGTGTAAAAGAAAACGATAAAAAACTAAACAGTTAGATATTTAATAATTTTATCAATCCTTTCATACCATTCTTCCTTATATTGATTATCCTTAGTTTTATTATACAAATTAGCTAATTTGTCTAGCTCATCATATCTATTTGATAGACCTTCTAACCTATCATATTTTGGCTTGTATTTTTTAGGTATCTTGTTTATTGTTAAGCTCATACCTTTTCTTTCATCAGGCTAGGGCAGTCTTATTCTTAGACCCCCTAGCCATCCCCATTGTCATTGTGCTATTTTTAATACCTCATCGGTATCATTCGATTGATCTGTTAATTGATCAAAAGAATTCGGATTAGGATATAACTTCTCATTTCTAATTTGATTATTTACATTTATTTCTGGAAGTTTATCCAAATATTTTAAGTCACTTTCATAAGTTCTAACATTAAATCCTTCAAAGAAATATGTAACAGGCACTTTAAAAAATTCACTAAGCTGTAGGATATGAAAACCACTTAATCCATTTGTACCTTTCTCATATTTTTGAACTTGTTGAAATGTAACATTAAGAACTTTTGCTACTCTTTCTTGAGTCTTTTTTCTTTCAACTCTTTTATTTCTTAATTTGATACCAGTATGAATATCAAACTTTATTTTTTCTTGGGTTTTTGGTTTTGATGACATAGATAGCCTTCCTTTCTGTTAACTTTTCTGTCATTTAAATTTAAAAATTAATTACAAATTTTCGTAAATAATTTTTGCGTCTTTATTCTGAGCTTGAACAATTCTTCTTACTAATTGTTTATACTCAAGATAATCCTGATATGTATGAACACACATTCTGCCATTAATAGATGCCATGATCTTATTGTGGCATTGTTGAAGCTTCCCATACAATCTAGGAATTTCATTTGTTAGACTCATTGTCCTCCTTCTTTTTAATGATGGAATGAATCAGATTTTTATGAGTAATATCCTTAACTACTGCATTTTCTGAAGCATCCCTTTGATCTGCTGCCTTCTCAACAGAATCAAATTCCTCCTCAAGAGTTGCTGCAAATTCATAATAATAAATTTTTTTACAACTCATAGTAATTATTGACTTTCAATTTACTATTTTTAGGAAAAGTAATCAAGCTATATTTTCTCATAAACACATTACTTGATTTTACCAATCCTAATCTCTCAGCATCTTTTAAAAGAATACCAACTCTTTGTTTAGTGACTTGTAATTGTGCACCAATCTCAGTTAGCTTTGGATAACATTCATTTTTTTCATAGTAATCAGCCATAAAATCAATCATTTTTTTAATTTGTGGGCTGAATAATATCTTTGTTTTAGTCACTTTTCTTCTCACTTTCTGAAGAACTGATAATCATTTGTCTAAGCAAATTATTATAACCTGCAATATCTTTATGTGTGTCTTCTTTATACATAAATTCTTTTGTGCCATCATTGATAGTTCTAGTTAATTTTAAAACAATCATTAACTGTGGTACTAATGTAATTGGAACTTCAATTTCTTTTTTATTAATTACTTCCAATACACTTTTAATAAAATTAGCAATAATATATGAGTTGTGCTCAAAGCTTCCATATTCTTTTTGCTTTCCTTCTAACATCTGCTTGACCATCTTTTCGCCAATATCAATCCATTTTATATTGTCATCATTCATCTAGTTTCTCCTTTAATTTATTAATTTCAATTTCTTTTAATTGAATTTCTTCTTCTGCATAGTCTACTTGTTTTTTTAAATCGTAATTTTCTTTTTTTAATTTTTCTATAATTAATTCCAAATCACATGAACCTCTTTCATCTTTTTGTTTATTTCTTATTTTCACAAGAATATCCCATCACTAATTTGTTGTTATAAAAATAACCTACATCTTTTTTGTATGTGGCCACAGTATCTAAAGCTTCTATACAATCGATGTCTTTCATTATTAAAACTTTTTTAACTTCATAAAGTTCAGAATTAATCACAAGTATTAAATATAAAATATAATTCATAATAAAAAGGGGCGGTGTATTTAACTAACTATTTTGGGAGCAATAATGAAAACCACCACCCCATTTATTACAGATTAAGCCTGTTTAGGCTTTCTCTCTTGTAATTTGTGAACAACTTTGCCATCATCCTTAGTGTTAATCCACTCAGTAAGATTAATGGTGTCTCCTTTTCTCATGTCCTTACTTAATTTAAATGAGCCCCAAAACTTTTCTGGGTTTTCATTATCTCTATTAAGGAAACCTTCACCTTCTTTTAATTCAAATGCCATAATTAACTCCTTTGTTGTTTGGTTATTTGATTTCTTAATGCGTTAAACTTTACAAACTCATCAGTCTTGGTGAACGCATCCCAACCCATCGACTGATTGATCTTAGATTTAAGATTCTCAATATCTTTTCTTAAACCTGAAGAATTTTTTTTATCACTATTGTTTTCAATTTTATCTAGTGCTGTAGCAATATAAACTTTATCAACTTTATCAACTTTATCTTGTTGTTGATTTATTGGTTTAGTAATTGGTTTAGCAATAGGTTTATTGATTGGAAGACTTTCAAAACTTTTATCAACTTCATCTTCTGAATAAACAAATCCATGAATACCAATTAATTTTAATACAGCTCTATCAATTGCTCTTTTTTCGGCCATCGCATAAGGATAAGCATTGGTATTATTTTTTGGTGTGGCCTCTCCATAAGTAATTACTCTATTATCTTTTAATGAAGCGGTGCACTTAATAGCAACCACTCCTTCTTTAGAATTTTTTTCTATTTCTTCTAAACTTTCAATGACCACTCCTTTCATTTGTCCAGCGATTTCTATGTAGCGATGCTTCATACAAGTCGCATTATGTTTTTGCCACAAGCAATCATCAGGATTAAATTTTAATTCATTTAAAATATCTTTTACGATTGGATCAATCTTCATCTTTTACCTTTCCTTTTTTTATTGTTTTCTTTGGTTTAGAATTAACTTGTTCTAACTCTAATTTAAGTTTTAATATTTCTTCATCTCTATTTCTTAAATTACTTCTTAATGTTTTTATTTCTTCATTATACATTCTATTTCTTGTTTGAAGTTTAGCTAATTCCATCATTATTTTATCAGTCATTTTTTTTCTTTTTCATCCTTATAGTTTGTCATAAAAGTTCTCCAACTTTTGCATATCTTCATCCTCATAGTTTTCTAACATGAAATTATTTTTGTAGTGTCTAATCTCAGACCAATCCACTCCAATCATACAAGCTAGTTTTCTAATATCCCCACCTGATATTCTTAACATCTCTTGCCTTTGAATATTAATCTGAATAAATTTTCTAAAAAAATATTTTAGACCTTGCTCAGATAATTCCCAACAATTATCAGGTGAAAATATAGTGTAATCACTTTCAGAAACATAAACTAAATATGGTTTATATTTATTGTCAAAGTGTTTTGAATAAACTGCTGTTTGAATACAG